CCTTCATCACCAAGGAGCACGCCTACCAGTACCGTTCGAACTACTGCGCCACGCTCGCGAACCCCGCGCGCGTCGCCTACTCGCCGCTAGGGTCGACGGAGTCTCAGCGCCGCGGCTTCTTCGCTCAGCTCATGGCGTGGGGCGTGAACAACGTCTTCGACCTCCCGCCGGGCTGGGAAGTGAAGCTCCTCGAGGTCAAGGGCGAGGGGCACAAGGTCTTCCAGGAGCAGATCGACACGGCGGATCGAGAGTTCGCGATCACGCTCGCCGGACAGGTCGTCACCGTCGACGGCGGCGCAGGCTTCTCCAACAGCGACGTTCACCGCGCGATCCGCTCGGACATCATTCAGGCGTGCGGCGACGGCGGCGCGCACACGATCAATACGCAGGTGATCCCGCCGTGGGTCGCCAAGAAGTGGGGGCCCGCGGCGATCCCGAAGGCTGCCGTGATGGCGTGGGACGTGAAGCGTCCCAAGGACCTGAAGGCCGAGGCCGAAGCGATGAAGGCATGCGCGGAGGGCATCGAGGCGATGCAACGCGTGCTCGCTGCGTACGGACGCGAGCTCGCCATCGAGGAGGTCCTGGCCACCTTCGGCATTCCCTACCGCTCGATCGGCGAAGTTCCGGAGATCGCCGAGATCGAAGAGGGTCCCGGCGCCGCGGCGTTCGCCGCGAACGACACGGAGATCGAGGCAGCATCCCAATCCTTCAAGAATCTCCGCGGCGATCCCGGCCCGTGGGAGGAGTGGCGTCGACGGAACCCGGTCTCTCGCGCTGAGGTGCGCGCGATCGACGAGGCGCGTGCTGCGCGCGGGAGGGCCGCGTGAACATCCTCCTTCGCTGGCGCGCCACCGCCGGAACGATCACGGCGACCGATGGCGTAGAGCGCGACGCAAACGGCGTCCCCACCGCCTTCCGGATCTGGCGCGAGGGCGAGAACCGCACGGACCACGGAACGCACACCTTCTCGAAGCGCTCGGCCGAGTCGCTCATGTCCGAACAGTCGGCGCGGGGGAACCTCTACTCGATCGACGTCGACCACCTCTCGCTCGATGCGAAGGCGCCCCCCGAGTCGCGGAAGGCCGTCGGCTGGCACCGCCTCGAGGTCCGCGCGGGCGAGCTCTGGGCCGTCGACGTCGAGTGGACCGACGCCGTGCGCGCGGGGCTCACGAAGTCGCCGCCGGAGTGGCGCTACTTCAGCCCCGCTTACGACACCGAGAAGAAGACGGGCGAGATCGTCTCGTACCTGAACACCGCCCTCACGAACAACCCGGCGACGTGGTCGGTAACCGCGCTCGCTTCCGCAACCTCATCGCAAAGGACAACGGTCATGAACGAGGAGCAGTTCAAGGCGGCGATCGCCGCCATGATGGGCGACGACGACGAGAAGAAGGCGGCCGCCCGCGCCTCGCTCAAGGCAGCTGCCGGCGAGGACGGCGACTACAAGGAGAAGGCCTCGCACGCGCTCGCGATGTTCGGCGAGCCCGACGGCGACGAGCCGAAGGAGCCGAAGGAGGAGAAGCGCGCGGCCGAGGAGCCTCCGAAGGCGGAGGAGAAGAACCCCGAGCAGCACGAGAAGCGCGCGGCGAGTCGCACCGCCGACGCGGAAGCTCTCGCGAAGCTCGGCGAGCAGGATCGTCGGATCGCCGCTCTCGAGAAGGTCGAGGAGGCGCAGGAGCGCGCGCGCGTCCTCGCGACGCGGCCGGACCTCACGAAGAGCCAGCTCGAGGTGCTCGCGAAGAAGCCTCTGAAGGAGCTGCCGGACTTCCTCGCGCTCATCCCGAAGCCTCCGGAGGATCCGGCCGCTGCGGCGCGCGTGACGGCGACGCGGGGAGAGACGCGCAACGGCGACGGCGGGAGCGAAGGGTTCGGAGCTCAACGAGCGGCCCGCCTGCCGGCGAAGGAGAACCGCGAGCTCCGCGAGCGCATGGGAACGGCGGAGCCGCTCGTGAAGGGCGTGCACTGGCACCCCGATCATCGGAGCGATCTGGTCTTCCCCTCGATGAAGCCCGACGAAGCGCGCCGCATCTTGGCGACGCGCCAGAAGGCCGGCCTCGACGGCGAAGCAACGCGGCCCGCTGACCGGGCCAACGGAGGTGCGCGATGACTGCGGCAGCTGCGGAGGTAATGGTCGCTCAGGAAAAGACGACCAGGCTCGAGCTACCCCTCCTCGGAGGGAAGAAGGCCTACAAGGGCGCGTCGTGCGGCGGCATGGCGACCGGCGGGACCGTGCGGCCGATGCTCATCGGCGCTGCCGGCGCCGGGGCGACGGACCTCTTCGTGGGGATCTTCGCGGAGACGATCGATAACTCGTCGGTCACCGCCGGCGGCGCGACGCAGCTCGTGACGGTCGACTTCCTGAAGGAGAAGACCATCCTCTACCGCGCCAACGACGGCAGCATCACGGCCGCGAACATCTTCCAAGCCTGCTACGCGGCCGACGACCAGACCGCGAGCCTCACGTCAACCAACTCGGCGAAGCTCGGGACCATCCTCAAGGTGGACTCGGTGCTCGGCGTCGGCTTCGAAGTGGAGGGTCTGTAACATGCCCGCGCTAACCCCGTCCTTCACCTTCGACTTCGAGTCGGAGATGCAGCGAATCACCGAGAACGAGTTTCTCCGGATGACGCAGAACCTCTGGTATCGGGACATCGCGAAGGTCCGCCAGACCGGGAAGAAGAGGGAGATCCTCGCCTGGCTGCTTTCGACCGCGCGCATCTACGACGCCGGGAAGACCGGCGGAGACATGATCTTCGACGACATGGCGGCGACCTATCAGGAGTACGACGTCGTCAACGACGCCGCGGGCCTGAAGCTCACGCGCAACCAGCTCGAGGACAACGACGGTAACGGCTTCGACTTCGCCGCCGAGTGGAGTTCGCAGATGGGCGCGCTCATGGCGTACCGCCCGCAGGAGAAGATCACGACGCTGATCCTGAACGGGACGGCGGCGACCGCGAAGGCGTACGACACCTTCCCCTTCTTCCTCGACAACAGCGGCACGTACAACGGCGGCAACGGCCATCCGGTGAATCAGTTCCGGACGGCGTCCGGCGGATACTGGAACTGGTTCCACGGCGCCGCGAGCGGGTCCTATCCGGGAGCGCTCCCGATCGATCCGACGAACGCCTCGACGGTCGACACGGCGCTCGCGAACCTTCAGAAGGCGATCGCGTACATCGCGTCGATCAAGATGCCGAACGGGAAGACACCGCGCTTCCTTCGTCCTCGGCGCCTGATCGTTCCCCCGGCGCTCACCGCGCGCGCGCAGCAGCTCACGAACGCGCGGTACATCGCGCAGCCCGCGGGCGCGAGCGGCGGCGGCTCCGGCGACATCGAGGCGGTCCTCTCTAATTGGGGATTCACTCAGCCTCTCGAGGTGCAGGAGTTCGCGAAGGCCACGCTGGCGGACGGAGGCAACTCCGATACGACCTGGTATCTCGCGTGCGAGCAGGTGCAAAGCACGCAGCTCGGCGCCCTCGTGTACGTCGAGCGCGAGCCCTTCCGGATCACGTACTACACGGGCCAGGGCGGAGGCACGGGGATGGATGCCATCCTCGACCGCGCGCGCGAGCTCGAGTGGCACACCCAAGGCCGTAACGTCGCCGGCTACGGCCATCCGTACGCGCTGTTCCGCTTCGACGGGACCTGAGCGCCTCGAGGAGATCGGCCTTTCGCCCGGGAGGACGCGGAGAACCGCGTCCCCGGGCTTGGGCCATTGGAAGACCAGACCATGCTCTCCCTCGCCGACTTCTGCACGCGCACGATCCTTCTGAAGGAGGACGTCGATGCGCTGCGTCGCCTCACGTGGCGGTTCGGCGGAGACACGTATGCGATCGGCGTGAACGGCTCGCAGCCGGAGACAGGTGTCGGAACGATCCCCGTGACGGGAGCGACCGCGGGGAGCACCCTGCCGGCGCCGGCACTGACCGCGGTGCTGCTCGCTGTCGATGGCCAGGTCACCGCCGACGTGGCGAACTACGCGACGCTCAACGTCTACAAGCGGACGAACGCCGGCGCGCGCGTGCTTCTCGCTACGGCGACGACGCAGCCGACGCCAGCGCCAGGCCTGGGGAACCTCAACCCTGGAGTGCTCTACGCGCTGCAGCTGCAGGCGGCCGCGCCGGTCAGCTTCGACGACCAGATCACCGCGGAGATCCTGAAGACGGGCACGGGTGTGGTCCTCCCCGCCCTATCGCTCTTCCTGCCGTACACGCCGACATTCATCGACGCGCGCCTCCTCGCCCGGCAGAGCGAGATCTACGCGCGCCTCAAGAAGCGCTACGCCGTGCCGTTCGCGGACCCGGCGCCGGAGATCGCTCTCGGCTGGCAGGAGGCGCTCGTCACGCTCGATTGCTTCCGGAAGCGCGGCTACAACCGCGGCAGCGAGCAGGACGCCGAGATCAGCGGGCGCGCCGTCGATGCGCAGGCGCAGATCAAGGAGGCGGCCGACTC